ATACCCCAGTATTCAAGCACTTCAAAGTTAGTTTGATAATCTTCTTCTGCTCTATTATCATCTTTTAATGCATACTCATAATCTTTTTCAATATAGTTTGGACCCATTTGAATACATTCACGAATAGCATCTTTGTTAAAGTATGGCATGTTTCGTAATTGTCTTAACTGACTACGATTCATTTTATGTCTATGAACTACATATTCACATTCATCCATAGTAGTACCAGAAGGGTCAGGATAAAAATCCCAACAACTTACAAACTCTATTCTAGGAACTCTAACTTCTAATGGACTATATGTTCTTTCTCCATCTTCATCTATATCCCATTTATGTAATTTTTTATTAAAGTTAAATGGTCCTTTTACAATCCCTGTACCTAGTAAAGCAGATTCTAAAAGAGCATTTCTTATTTCAGAAGAACCTTTTGATTCATCTATTTGGTCATGGATAAGTTTTTCCATTCTTCTTGCAGCTCTTTGTGCAGGATTTAATTCTATTTCTTGTGGGTTAGCACTTGCTCCATCTGATAATATACCAGCATCTTCTGCTTGGTCTTCTATACTATCTTCAAAGATTCCGTTATAAAAAGATGCACCGGGCTTTAGAGTTCTACCATCACCTTCATAACCAACATCATAAGGATTGTCTATTCTATTTCCTATGTCATCAGGTATTTCAGATTCTGAAGTTTCTAAACCGGGAGTTGGATTATTAATATCTAAGTGTGCTATATCAGTTTCACCTTCTGGCATTTTAGTTTCTGCAATACCAATAGGGAACTTACCTGTTCCAAATATAACATCTACTAATTGACCAAAAGCTGCTAATACTTTTGTTTTGGTAATTTTTACAAAGACTCTAGATTTTTCTGATTCTCTAAATCTTACATTCTTAGCATATAAACCTCTATAGTTTTCATATGCTTTTATCCATCTTTTTTCAGCTATATCTCTAGAATTTTCTGCTTGAGCATATCTACCTTTTATAATGCCTATAAGATTCCGTTGTTGGTCTTCTTCTAAACTTAATGTTTTTCCAGCTTCACCTTCAACATCTTCGTAAATATTGTTAGCATTTAAAAATGTATTTTCTTCTATCATCTAATATCCAAAACTATTATCTGAAGGTTGATATATATCTGATTTAATTCTTAACATCCTGTCATGTGGATGGTCTAATCGTGGTCTACTCATTATCATATATCTAAGTGCATCGTATGCGTGGTCGGAAGCTTTCGTATCGACATCCTCTGGATTAGTCTTTGAAAGTGGAATAC